ATGAACACCACTCCATCAATAAAAAACGAGAAAAACTTAAGGTTTACTTGGAAAAATAAGGATATGGAGTTTAACACTTGGGAAATGGCCCATTTTAGATTGCTAGGTGATGATAGAAAATTACCATATGGTACATCAATGTTAGAAAAGGCTCGTAGAATATGGAAACAACTTGTATTAGCGGAAGATGCTATGTTAATTTATAGAACATCAAGAGCTCCCGAAAGAAGAGTATTTAAAGTCTTTGTTGGTAATATGGACGATAAAGATGTTGAGGCTTACGTACAAAGAGTTGCGAATAAATTTAAACGAGATCAAATTGTTGATTCTAAAACAGGTAATGTTGATTTACGTTTCAACCAAATGGCGGTAGATCAAGATTACTTTATTCCTGTTAGGGACGCAACACAGACAATGCCTATTGAGACATTGGCGGGAGCCGCAAATCTTTCTGAGATTGCTGATATTGAATATATCCAAAAGAAATTATTAACCGCATTAAGAATACCAAAAGCGTATATAGGTTTTGAGGAAGCGGTGGGTGATGGTAAAAATTTATCTTTATTAGATATTAGATTTGCAAGAACTATTCATAAAATACAAAAAAGTATAATTTCGGAATTAAATAAAATTGCGATTATACATTTATTTTTACTTGGGTTTGAGGATGAATTAAATAACTTTACTTTAGGTTTAACTAACCCATCTAAACAGGCCGATCTATTAATGGTTGAGGTATGGAAAGAAAAGGTTTTATTGTATAAGGATATGGTTACAGAAATTCCAAATTCACTACAACCTACATCCGCAACTTGGGCTAAAAAACATATTTTTGGTTTTTCTGATGAAGAAATTAAATTAGAATTACAACAAATAAGATTAGAAAGGGCGGTGTCAGCCGAATTGGCAAATACACCAACAATAATTACTCACACAGGATTCTTTGATACTGTAGATAAACTTTATAAAACTCAAACAGGAAGTACCCAAACTGCGGGTGCCGATCCAGCAGCAGGAGGGTCAACACCTCCACCAATGGGAGGAGGACCACCTCCACCACCTGGAGGAGCAGAGTCGGCAGGAGGACCACCAATCCCTGAAAGTATTAAGAAAAATAATTTAAACTTACTTTTAGAAAGTGATGATATATTTGGGGATGAATATATTGATTTATCAAAGGCGTCAAATTCTTTAGGGGATATAGAACAAGAACTTGATAAATTACTAAACAGTTAATATTTATAATAAAAAAAAATATGAAATTTGGTGTTTTAAAATCTAAAATAGAAAAGTGTTTAATTGAGTCATACAATAAAAACACGTTAAAAGATAATATTTTTATCTTTAATGAATTGGTTAAAAAGAACAAAAATATAAGTAAAATTTATTATTTATATGATGAACTTTCATCTAATAAAGGTTTGTCCGAATCAGTGGCGAATGATTTTATTAATGGGTCAATAACAATATATGAGAACGCATTAAACAAAATTAATAAAAAGGACATCCAAGAAATTAGTTTATGGTTAAATAACGTTAACACAAAAAACGAATACGAAAAAATAGACAACCTATTTTCAAGTAATGTTGTTATGTTGGAAAGTAAAATACAAAGTAGAAAACTTGTTGTTGAAGGTCTTAAGTCATCCAAACCATTTTCTAATAACGAGGTTGTTTCACTTCCTTTAGAAAGTATGGTTAAAGTTGCTAATGATACAATTACAAATTATTTATCTAATGTTAGTGAGTCAGAAAAAAAAGAAATACTTAGTTTATTAAAAGAAGATAACGATAAGTTAGAAATTAAATTTGACTTCATTAAAGAAAACACAATAAAAAGACTTGAGAATATATTATCTTCTGACTCAGACCCTGATACTGTTGGGGCAATTAAGGAAACTATTGAAAAGGTTAAAAATGAATCTTTTGATAAAATCTCCTATATAAAATTAAAAAATCTAAATGAAAGTCTTTAATTAAAATTCTTTTGTTTATATTTTGAATTATTTAAAATCTGTCTATTAATGACAGATTTTTTTTTATATTCTTTTAAATCATTTAAGATACTATTTTGTCTTGTTTTGATAACTTTACTTTTTAATTCTTTTAGAGATCGTTCGATATCTCCTTTTTTCACCTTTACTATTAACATAAATTTATATTGATTTTGTTTACCTTGATATATATAACAAATTTAAGTAAACTTATTCAAAATAAACAATTTTACTATGAAAAAAAAATATGAAAAAAGGAAAAACCTCAAAAATCAACGGGTTCAGAACGTCAAAAATAACTTACGGAACTGTTGATTCGAAAGAATTTAAATCACTCTATTTAAATTTACAAACTTGGGTAGAACCTAAAAAAGACTCTGAAAATTGGACAAGGGTTGTCTTAAATATGAATAGGGCAATTAAACACTCCTTATATCAAAACATGGATAAAAATATATTTGATGAAAAATTTATTGTTGATTTGGATCTTAGAACAAGTGGATTACAATTAAAGAAAAAATCATTCATGAATTTGGAGGTTAACTTATATCTAATTAAAGAAATTGACTTTAAATCACTAGCATTAAAAAAATCATTAAAATTATTAGTAAAAAACATATACGATGATGTCTTAAATAAGAACGAATATTTTAAATGTTATTTAACTAAAAATGGAAATTCTAAGGTAATAAAAGTAAAAACCGAAAAAGTTTAATATTTATTAAAAAACTTTAAAATGAAAATATTAGGACCTAATGAAATTGGAAAGGGCATTCTTATAGAATATGATGCGGGATACATTAATCCAAGAACTGTAAACAATCAATATATACTTGAGTCTAATAATAATAATTTAGACCATTCAAAACCATTTGAATTTTATGCGGTATTACAAAAATACGATACCCCAAATAGAAACGGTAGAATTTACCCTGAAAAAATTCTAAAAAGAGAATCTGAGAATTATAAAAAAATGATCGATAAAGGAACCTCTCTTTCTGAATTAAATCACCCTGAATCATCATTAATTGATTTAGATAGAGTTTCACACATTATCACCGAAGTTTGGTGGGATGGTCCGGTTCTTTTAGGTAAATTGAGATTACTTACAAGTCCAGGATTTCATGAAAGTGGTATATGTTCAACAAAAGGTGACTTAGCGGCAAATTACCTAAGACAAGGAGTTACTTTAGGTATATCCTCTCGTGGTGTAGGATCATTAAAAAAGGTTGGAGAACAAAACGAAGTACAGGATGATTTTGAACTTATATGTTTTGATTTAGTGTCTTCACCATCAACTCCTGGTGCTTATTTATTCTTAGATAAAAATGACAGATCAAAATTTGATGAGAATTTAGAAGAAAATAAAAAAATGTCAGTAGAAAGAAATGTTGGTGAATCCGGAAATAAATCTCTTGACTTAATGAAAAGATTAACCGATTATTTGGGTAAATAAAAAAAATTATGGAACAAGGAGAAAAATATTTTGTAGCAAAAATTGCTTCTGATTTATTAGATAGTGAATCAGGAAAAGTAAAAAAAGTAAAAGAAGAAAAATTAGTTTTAGGGTATACCCCAACGGATGTTGAGGCAAAAGTAACCAAAGTTTACGAACACTATACAATGGATTGGAGAATTACTTCAATTACAGAAAGTAAGATTGATGAGGTTATTGAATAAATAAAAAACTTAAAATTTTGAAAAGGAGGTACTAATAATACCTCCTTTTTTTATTTATATTAATAAAAACTGAATTTTTTACAAACTCATAATATTTATTTGATAAAACAAACTATAAATGAGTAGAAAAACAGTAGTAGAAGAGGCAGTTATCCAAATGAAAAATTTAGAAGACGCTCTTAAAGAAAACGCAAAAGGAATACTTGCTTCGACAATGAGACAAGAAATCAAATCACTAGTAAAAGAATCTCTGAAAGAACAAGATGAGGTTGACACTGATGACGAAGAAGAGGTTGATATTGTATCGCCTGATGACGAAGAAGACGTTAATGTTGACGATGAGGAAACTTTTGACGTAGAAGACGATGACATGGATCTAGAAGACGATGACATGGACGTAGAAGATGAAGACATGGACGACGAAGATGAAGACATGGACGTTAATATGGATCTTGACATGGATGACGAAGAAGAAACTATCGACATGAGAGGCGCTAGCGACGAAGATGTTGCGGTTGTATTCTCTAAGATGGGTAAAAATGATAAAGTTTCTATCGAAAAAATTGGTGACTATTATGATCTTAAAGACACTGAAAATGACACTGAATATATTATAAAATTAAATGAATCTGATGAGGATGAGTTTGGTTCTATGATGGGTTCTCGTTTTAAAGATGAAGATCGTTTTGGTTCTATGATGAGTTCTAGTTTTGATGATGAAGAAAATGATGAAGAGTTGGGAACTATGAGAGGTCGTTATTTCGGTGACGAAGAAGTGGAAGATGAGTTTGGATCTATGATGGGTTCTACCTTTGATGATGAAGATCGTTTTGGATCTATGAAAGGCGGACGTTTTGATGATGAAGATCGTTTTGGATCTATGAAAGGCGGACGTTTTGGTAGAGAACCAGAAGAAACTATTTATGAGTTAGAAATCGGTGAGGAAATGGAAGGAGACGTTGGTTTAGGTGAAGACCTTGATGAAATGTACATGGATGAAGATATGTCTTATGAAGATCTTGGTGAAATGTATATGGATGAAGATATGACTTATGAAGACCTTGATGAAATGTTTGTTGAGGAAGATTCATTAAATTGGGATAACCTAAAAACAAGAAGTCAAATGTCGATGATGGAATCTAAACAAAAAACAGGAAATGCGTCAAAATTTAAATATAGTAAAAAACCAAACCAAGAAGGTGGGTTTGATACAAAAATGAAAGAAGGTTCTAAACGTTATGGAAAATCAGGTAAAGCTAATTTTGATTACGATAACGAAGACCCAAATTCAGAAATTGTGATGAAAATTGTGAACAAAATTACTAAAGGTAAAAAAATTGAAACTAAAGAGGCTTCAAGAACATTGGCAAACAACAGAAAGGTAAAAAGAAACTTAATGGCATCACCAAGTCAATTGAAAGAAGAAGTTGAAGTACTAAGAGAAAAGAATGACGAATACAGAAAAGCCCTTGATTTGTTTAGAACAAAATTAAATGAGGTGGCGGTATTCAATTCTAACTTGGCATACGCAACAAGATTGTTCACAGAACATTCAACAACTAAACCAGAAAAAATAAATATTTTGAGAAGATTCGATAATGTTGAATCTTTAAAAGAATCCAAAAATCTTTATCAAATTCTTAAAGGTGAATTATCTAACAATAATTTATCTGATAATAGTATTAACGAATCATTTAATAGAACCGTAACAAAATCTCCGTCTACGGGATCTTCGGTTAATTTAATTGAATCAAAAACATACGAAAATCCACAATTCTTAAGAATGAAAGACTTAATGGGTAAAATAAAATAAAATAAACTTTTTAAAACAAACGTATATTTATAATATACATAAATAAAAAATAAAGCAAAAAAAACAAATAAAAATGGGAGCATTATTAGAATCAGGTCTTGTTGGTAATATTGGGTTAAAACACCTTAAAGTTATCAAAGAAGACACAATTAACAAATGGGATAGATTAGGATTCCTTGAAGGCCTTAAAGGTCACCTAAAAGAAAACGTAGCACAGTTATATGAAAACCAAGCTTCTTTCTTGATTAACGAATCAACTTCTGAAACTTCTAACGGAGCGTTCGAAACTGTTGTTTTCCCTATCGTAAGAAGAGTTTTCTCTAAATTGTTAGCGAATGATATCGTATCAGTACAAGCAATGAACTTACCAATCGGTAAATTGTTCTTCTTTGTACCTCGTATACAAGGGTATAATTCAGACCCTGCAATTGCCAATCCAGGTGGAACTCACTATTCTCCAATCGGATCTCCACAAGCAATTGCTGATGGTAATAATGATCCTAACCAAGGATATCCAGGTGGACCAGGAACACCATACACTAAAAATCTTTATGATTTATTTTATGAAGGTAATGAGGCAGGATTAGATCCTCCAGGATTGTTCGATTACTCAAAAGGTCAGTGGACTGCGGTAACTCAACCGGCTATTGCACAAGTATGGTCAGGTTCAAACTTAGTTGCAGCGACTAACCAATTTGACGGTGAAGTTACAAGAAAAATGATTGTTAAACTTTGTGGATTTAATAACGCAGGTGTTGGTAAATTAATAGGACCTGATGGTAACGAAATCGATACTGAAACTTTCTTATCAGATCTTAAAATCGTTGCAGACTTAAGTGTGTTAACAGGATCTACAGGTTGTCCTAATTTAGATGAACTTGGAAATACAAATTTATCCGCACCATTATTATTTAGAGTTGTTACTCAAATTTATGGTAAAGGTATTGTACAACCTACATCATCATCATTCCAAACTACTTACCCAACTAACGGTAACGGTGGTTCTTTCAATGACATTTGTAGCCAAGATGGTTGTATCTATTTAGAAGTTGATCTTTCTTGTCCAGCATGTGCTGATTGTGGAGCAACTACATTAGATGGTTACACAGGAACAACAATTGGTGAATTAACGAATAATACAGCCACTTTAGGATCATCTCCATTCCAAGCTGTTTATAGAAGATATAAAAGTTTAGAATTCGAAGATCAAATTGGTGAAGTTTCTTTTGACCTTGAGTCAGTTACTGTATCTGTTACAGAAAGAAAACTAAGAGCACAATGGTCTCCTGAATTAGCACAAGACGTTGCAGCATTCCATAACATCGATGCTGAAGCTGAATTGACGGCATTGTTGTCAGAACAAGTTGCAGCTGAGATCGACCGTGAAATTTTACGTGACTTACGTAAAGGAGCGGCTTGGAACCTACGTTGGGATTACAACGGATGGAGAAGACTACAATTAACTACATCTTATACTCAAAAAGATTGGAACCAAACTTTGATCACTGCGATCAATCAGTTGTCGGCACAAATCCACAAATCTACTTTAAGAGGTGGAGCTAACTGGATCGTTGTTTCTTCTGAGGTTTCTGCAATCTTTGATGACTTAGAATACTTCCACGTATCTAACGCATCTCCTGAGCAAGATCAGTATAACATGGGTATTGAGAGAGTTGGTACTTTGTCAGGACGTTACCAAGTTTACCGTGATCCTTACTTCCCACCAAACACAATTTTGATCGGACACAAAGGAACATCATTGTTAGACACAGGTTACATCTACGCACCGTACGTACCTCTACAATTAACACCTACAATGTACAATCCATTCAACTTTACACCTATCAAAGGTATTATGACAAGATACGCTAAGAAAATGGTTAACAACCGTTTCTACGCAAGAGTCACAGTTGATGGAGTTAGAACATTTGACTTAAGAGAATTGAGATAATCAATTAAACTGAATAAGAGAAAAGGAGATAAGAAATTATCTCCTTTTTTGTTATGAGCTAATTTATAACACCATTATGCTCGACCGATCAAATTAATATCTAACACTAAATAATTTCATAAGTATTTATTAGTAAATGATATCTTATGAAAAATTCTCTACTTATTTTTTTTGTTATACTAACAAGTTTTTTTGTTAGATCACAAGTAAGTTCTTACACATTTGGAACATCGACTGGAACCTATACACCAATAGTTGGTGGGGTCAACTATGATAACTTTACAAGTTGGTCAAATACAAATTTTTTAGATGATAATAATTCGGCAGCGTTAGAATCAATTGGTTTTAATTTTATATATAATGGAACAACGTATACTCAATTTGCGGTTAACACTAATGGATTTATAACATTAGGATCATTACCAACTAGTAGTTATTTACCACTATCAACAGGAACGTCAAATAATGTTATATCAGCAATGGGAGCTGATTTAATAGGACGTGGGTCGTTATTAGCAAATAGAACTTCTGGTAGTGCGGTAATTACAATTACGGGTGGTGACATATCACTAATATCGGTTGGGGATAAGGTAAGTGGTACAGGTATTCCCGCAGGAGCTACGGTATTATCTAAAACCGCAACCACTGTAACAATTTCTGCAAATGCAACAAGTGGAGGTACCGGATTTCATTTTAGATTTAGTAGGTCAACATTTGGTATTAGATTTCAAACAATAGGGACCTCACCAAATAGGACATTAGTCGTTCAATGGACAGGATGGCAAAGATATACCACAACAGGTGGTTTTGGTGAATTATATAACTTTCAGATAAGATTAAATGAGACCACAAATACAATCAACGTGGTCTATAATATACAAGGACCAACAAGTACTACCGCAACAACATTTCAGGTAGGTTTAAGAGGTACCTCAAACACTGATTTTAATAACAGAACAACCACAACAAATTGGGCATCAACAACCGCAGGCACATCAAACAGTTCAACAGTTACACTATCAAATACAGTTAAACCAACTTCAGGATTAACATATACGTGGACTCCACCATCTTGTACTGCCCCCTCATCATTATTGGTGACTTACACATCACCAACATCCGCCAACTTATCTTGGGCGGCATCACCATCATTACCAACAAATGGATATGAATGGGAAATTAGAACTTCAGGTTTAGGGGGAAGTGGAGCAACGGGATTAGTTGCTAGTGGTAGTGTTGGTGCTGGTGTTACATCTTCTTCCACCTCATCACTAACTCAAAATACCACATATATATTATATGTTAGAAGTAATTGTGGAGGATTATATAGTTCTTGGAACGCATCTGCAAGTTCAACATCACCAGTACCAGCACCCTCAAATGATAACTGTTCAAATGCAACATCACTTCCTTGTGGGACATCAGGACTTGCGGGAACAACTGTTGGTTCTGTTTCAGAAACCGCACCTTTAGGATATTCATCACCTTACGGTGTATGGTATAGTTTTGTTGGTGATGGTCAAAATACAACTATTACTTCAGTTGCAGGAACAGGATTTGATCACGAAATGGTTATTATGAGTGGAACCATATGTGGTGCAACATATACGTTAGTGACTGACCAAGATGTTGGTTTTTCAGGTGGTACTGAAACTTATACGTTCACAACAGTAAACGGTACTCAGTATTATGTGTATATAGCTTATTATAGTACCACAGGTTTGTCAACTAATACAGGAACCTTTACAATGACAAGAACCTGTGTCGCACCACCAACACCACCAGTTAACGATAATCCGTCAGGCGCAATATCAATAACCCTTAATACTGGAACATATTCAACATACACAAACGTAAATGCAACATCAACATCAGAAGCAACACCAAGTTGTGCTAGTTATACGGGTGAAGACGTTTGGTTTAGTGTTGTTGTCCCATCAAATGGTATTGTGGAGATAGATTTGATACAGGGAGTTATTACTGATGGTGGTATGTCAATATATACAGGTTCTATTGGTTCTTTAACTCAAGTTGCTTGTGATGATGATAATAGCGTTAATGGTTTAATGCCTTACTTATATTTAACAGGATTAGGTGCCGGACAAACAATATATATTAGAGTTTGGGAATATGGTGGAGGAACCACAGGAACTTTTGGTATCCTTGCAAATTCACCTATTGGATTACCTGTAGAGTTATTATATTTTGAAGGTTATGGTTATCCATCTTACAACACTTTAAAGTGGTCAACCGCATCGGAATATAACTCAGATTACTTTTTACTTGAAAGGAGTATAGATGGAGAACAATGGGATTATGTTGGAACCACAAAAGCAACGGGAAATAGCACTCAAGTGGTTAATTACTTATATGTGGATAATTTTAGATTTAATGGGTTTATTTATTATAAATTAAATCAGTTTGATTTTGATGGTAATTTTAAAGTGTACGGTCCAATATCAATTAATAATACACACACAAATAAAAAGGTAGTTAAATACATTAACCTTTTTGGTCAAGAAGTAAGTTCAGAAACAAACGGGTTTATTTTTGAGGTGTATGAAGATGGTACAACTAAAAGAATAATTAGATAAAAATTATTCTTTGGGGGAATTGTTTTTAGATAGTATTCTGATTGCTTTAGATAGTACTTCTGTTTCTCCAATAGAGAAAGATCCTCTATTATATGATGATTTTACTGACTCAATCAAGTAGTATAATGCATATTCTTTATCCATTGTAGATAACATTACTTCTAAATGTTCTTCAGACAAAAGAGTTATATTATCAAAAAGTACCCCAAAGTTTTTATTTTCTTGTTCCATAATTATTAAATGTGATATTTATATAATAATGAATATAAAAGACATTGTAAATAAAATTATTAAAGAAGCGTCGTCAGAGAGTGGTAGTCGTGGTTCGTATGTTGCACCATTACAACCAGGATTTAGAGTCTTTAAAAAAAATATATTAGCGCCTTTTACAGATGAGGTTGGTCATTATGATAGTCCTTTATTACAGTATGATAGTTACGACGGGAAAATGGACGAAACTCCAAAACAAATAAAAAAAATTGAGGGGAAAGCCAAAAAAGTTACAAACTACATTAAAAAACATCCACTATCAACATTTAGTGATGATGATGGTAATAGTATAAATCAAACGCCGGGTAGAGGTAAAAAAATTGTTCCAATAAAGGAGTCAGATACCACAATCACTGCTGGTGAGTATAGTGATCCAATTGAAATTGGGTTAAGGAAGTGGAAAACTCACCATTTATCTCCGTTTACATATGAATTAGATCATGATGTGAACCACCTTAGTAAACAAAAAACACTTAAAAATAATATTAAACGTGTTGTTGGTATGTGGGACAAAAATAAAGATAATTCTTATGAATATGAAGTATATGATGCCCACACAATTTCTGAAGATCTTGCCGTTTGGTTTGGTAAAAAGAAAAAACCAAAAGGATCAAAACAACCAAAAGGACCGTGGGTTGATATTTGTCGTAAGGTTGATGGTAAACACCCACCTTGTGGTAGACCTGACACAAATAAAGGATCTTACCCTAAATGTAGGGCCGCGGGTGTTGCAGGTAAAATGAACGATTCACAAAAAAGATCCGCATGTCAACAAAAAAGAACC